TATGTAGCCTATTTTGGTTCACGTGGTGTAGAAAAATTTAAAACAATAAGTAAACAATAAAAATAAAAAAATGGGTAAATTTCCAATAAGTGACGGTATAGCTGGTAAAGCAATGCGTTCAACAGGTTTAGTAGGAACTCCAAATGGTAAACCAGCTTGGATTTTTGAAAACCAAACAGGTGTTTTAGGTAATAATTTAAATAGCTCTGTATTGTATATGGGTGCTACAGGTAATATAAATGTTATTGTAGCGGGAACAAGTTTAGCTTCTGTTAATACATTAAATTTAACATCAGGAGGTGCTGCTTACAGTACTGTGGTTGCAGCAACAACATGTTCTAATAATATGGCTCAAGGTTTAACTGTATCTATAACACAAATAGGTGGAGTTATACAATCTTTGGCTATTGTAGCCGCTGGATCTGGTTATAACCCTGGCGACATTATTACTGTTACTGAAGCAGGTGGTGGAGCTGGTGGCGCAACAGCTGTTATAACTGCTGTAAATGATGGTGTGCCAGTTGCAGCGCAATCAATAACGTTTGAAAGTGTACAAGCTGGATCATTTTTACCAGTAGCTGTAGACTTTATAACATCACTAGGCACAGGAGTAACTGAGGCTGATGTTATTATATGTAAATAAGTAATATATAGGTGACTATATAAATAAGTGAATATTAATAAATTAAATTAAATTAAATTATGGAAGAAGCAAAAAAAATGATCAGTAAAGAACAGTTAGAAACTGTTAACAAGCAACAAGTAGAGCTAAGCGAAATGCTTAGATCACTAGGTGTTTTAGATGTACAAAAAGTAAATATACATCAAAAAATAAATGATCTTTCTAAAGTTATTGAAGAAACGAAAAAAGAATTAGAAGAAGAATATGGCCAAGTAAATATTGATCTTAAAGACGGTACTTACACAGACATTGAAAAAGAAGATGCAAAATAATATAAGAAAGATTAGTATTGGATCTGATTATAAAAATGATGCAATGCATTATTCTGTAGGCCAAGAGGTTTATGGAGGTCATGAAATTTCTCATATTTTATTTGAAGACTCTGATAACTCTTATAACATACATATAAAGAAAAACAACGAGGTATTGCCATGGAAAAAGTTTAACTCTAACATGGCTATATCCGTTGAGTATGATCTTAACTATTAATGAAAAGCATATACGATTTTATTATACAACCTTTAGGTGATAAGTATAGTAACACAGTTAAAATATCTGGAGTAGACGTTGTTGTTAATACAAAAATAGAAAACTGGAAGTTTGTAAATAGACTTGCTACGGTAATAGAAACTCCTTTAGCTTTTAATAGTAAAATTAAAAAAGGAGATATAGTTGTTATACATCAAAACGTTTTTAGAACTTTTTACGACATGAAAGGTAAAAAGAAAAAAAGTAGGTCTTATTTTAAAGATGATCTTTATTTTTGTGCTATTGACCAAGTGTATTTATATAAAAATAAAAAAGGTTGGCACAGTTTTGGTGATAGGTGTTTTATAAAACCTATAAAAGACAATGATAGTTTAACGCTAGATAAAGAGCAAAAGCTTATTGGTATATTAAAATATGGCAATAGTTCATTAGAAGCGCTAGAAATTAACCAGGGAGACCTAGTAGGTTATACACCTAATGGTGAATGGGAGTTTTTAGTTGAAAATGAGCGTTTATATTGTATGAAATCAAATGATATTGTTATAAAATATGAATACGAAGGAAACGAAGTTGAATATAATCCAAGCTGGGCAAGTAGCAGTTGAGGAATTAATTAAGGTTGCAAAAGAACCTATAGTAGATTCAGACGATGACATATCAGCTGACAGACTTAAAAACGCAGCGGCAACAAAAAAGCTAGCTATATTTGATTGTTTTGAAATACTTAATCGTATTGAAGAAGAAAAAAATATGTTAGAAGAAAAACCTAAAGAAGTTAAAAAAGAAACTACGTTTCGTGGTTTTGCTGAAGGGAGATCTAAATAATGTATAAGCAAACTTTATATAAAATAATAAAAGACCATGTAAAACCTAAAGTTCTTAAAAGAATGAATAGGTATAGTAAATGGGAGTATGGGTATAACGAAGAACATGATATGATTGTTATATCTAAGACTGGGCAAATTGGAGATATATACGAAATACAAAATCTTAAAATAGCTTTACCTAAACAAAACAATGTTCATAAGTTTGAAAAAAACAAATGGACTAGATTTGATTATCCTAAGATATTAAGCAGAATAAAAACAGTATTTGACTGGAGAGAATACCCTGAGGATTTTAAAGAGACATGGTACGATTATATTGATACTGAATTTAAAAGACGCGAAGAAGGTTTTTGGTATATAAATAAAGATATACCTACATATTTAACTGGTACTCATTACATGTACTTACAATGGTCAAAAATTGACGTTGGACAGCCAGACTTTAGAGAATCAAATAGATTATTTTTTATATTTTGGGAAGCATGTAGAGCTGATCAAAGAAGTTATGGTATGTGTTATCTTAAAAATAGACGATCTGGTTTTTCTTTTATGGCTTCTGGCGAAACCGTTAATATGGCTACCATATCTAGTGATGCTCGTTTTGGTATACTATCTAAATCAGGTGCTGATGCTAAAAAAATGTTCACAGATAAAGTTGTGCCAATATCAGTTAACTATCCTTTCTTTTTTAAACCAATACAAGATGGTATGGATAGACCTAAAACAGAGTTAGCATATCGTGTGCCAGCATCTAAATTTACAAGAAGGTCTATAGTTTCTACTGATAAACAAGAAGATCTTACAGGGCTTGATACAACTATTGATTGGAAAAATACTGGAGACAATGCTTATGATGGTGAGAAATTAAAATTATTAGTACATGATGAAAGTGGTAAATGGGAAAGACCTAATAATATAGAAAACAACTGGCGTGTTACTAAAACAACATTAAGATTAGGTTCTAGAATTATAGGTAAATGTATGATGGGATCAACATCGAATGCTTTAGATAAAGGTGGTAGAAATTTTAAAAAATTATATGATGACTCAGATGTTACAAAAAGAAATGCAAATGGACAAACTCGTTCAGGACTATATTCTTTGTTCATTCCTATGGAATGGAATTACGAGGGATACATTGATTCTTATGGCATGCCTGTCTTCGAAACACCACAAAAACCAGTGTTTGGACCTCATGGAACGCCAATCAAACTTGGGGTTATTGAATACTGGGATAACGAGGTAGAAGGTCTTAAAGATGACCAAGATGGTTTAAATGAATTTTATAGACAGTTTCCTCGTACAACTAAACACGCTTTTAGAGATGAATCTAAAATGTCTTTATTTAATTTAACTAAGATATATCAACAAATAGATTTTAATGAAGATTTAAAAAACTCAGTATCTATTACTCAAGGTAATTTTCAATGGGAAAATAGCGAAAAAGATACAAGAGTTATATTTGCACCTAGCAAACAAGGTAGATTTTATATAACCTGGGTTCCTCCAGTTCATCTACAAAATAAAAGATTTATTAAAAACGGTGTTAATTACCCAGGTAATGAACATTGCGGCGCTTTTGGATGTGATCCTTATGATATATCAGGTACGGTAGATAAGAGAGGATCAAACGGTTCTTTACATGGCTTGACTAAGTTTAGCATGGAAGAAGTACCGCCAAACCATTTTTTCTTAGAATATATCGCTCGTCCACAAACAGCTGAAATATTTTTTGAAGACGTACTTATGGCTTGCGTATTTTATGGTATGCCAATACTAGCAGAAAATAATAAACCTAGATTATTATACTATTTTAAACGTAGAGGTTATAGAGGTTTTGCAATGAACAGGCCAGATAAAAAAAGAAATAAATTATCAGTAACAGAAAGAGAGATAGGTGGTATACCTAATTCAAGTGAAGATATAAAACAAGCTCACGCGTCTGCCATAGAGACATATGTAGAAACATTTGTTGGTTTAAAAGAAACAGGATATGGAGATATGTATTTTCAAAGAACTCTAGAGGATTGGTCTAGGTTTAATATAAATAATAGAACATCACATGATGCCTCTATTAGTTCTGGATTAGCGTTAATGGCTTGTAACAAGCATAGATATGCTCCAAACAATAAAATTAAATTAAAACCAGTTGATCTAGGTATAAAAAGATACAACAACAAAGGAACTTTATCAAAAATTATAAATTAATGAATATATATACTAATACCAATAGTGCTTTCCCTAGTCAAGTAGTGAGTGATGCTGAAAAAGCAAGCATTGAATATGGAAGTCAGGTTGCAATGGCTATTGAATATGAGTGGTTTCGTTCAGGAAGAACTACAGGTAATAGATATTTAACTAATTGGAATCAATTTCACCAATTAAGATTATATGCTCGTGGCGAACAAAGTGTGCAGAAATATAAAGATGAATTATCTATTAATGGTGATTTGTCTTATCTTAATTTAGACTGGCAACCAGTTCCTATATTATCTAAATTTGTTGATATTGTTGTTAACGGTATATCTTCTAAAACATACGATATTAAAGCTTACGCTCAGGATCCAGAATCAGTAAAGGCTAGAACTAAATATGCTTCTAAAATACAAGAAGATATGATAGCTAAAGATTACTTAAAAGGATTAGAAGATACTTTAGGTATAAACTTATATCAAAGTACTAACCCTAGTAATCTACCTGAAACACCTGAAGAATTAGAGTTGCATATGCAGCTTAGCTATAAGCAATCAATTGAAATAGCAGAAGAAGAAGCTATATCATCTGTATTTGCTCAAAATAAATTTGATTTAACAAGACGTAGATTAAACATGGACTTAACAGTTTGTGGTATTGCTGCTGCTAAAACTAATTTTAACACAGCAGAAGGAATTACAGTTGACTACGTTGACCCTGCTTATATGGTTTATTCTTATACAGAAGATCCAAACTTTGAAGATATATACTATGTAGGTGAACTTAAATCTATTACAATAGCTGAACTTAAAAAAGAGTTTCCAGGTATTAGTAAAGAAGAACTAGAACGTATACAAAAAATGCCAGGTAATAGACAATATTTAACTGGATGGGGTGATTATGATGAAAACACTGTACAAATATTATACTTTGATTACAAAACTTATACCAATCAAGTATTTAAAATAAAACAAACAGATCAAGGTTTGATGAAAGCTTTAGAAAAACCTGACACATTTAATCCACCTGAAAGTGATAACTTTGAAAGAGTATCAAGATCTATAGAGGTTTTATATAGCGGTGCTAAAGTTTTAGGTACTGATACAATGTTAAAATGGGAACTAGCTGAAAATATGTCTAGACCATTAGCTGATACAACTAAAGTTGAAATGAATTATTCTATATGTTCACCTCGTATGTACAAAGGTAGAATAGAATCTTTAGTTAGTAAATGTATAGGTTTTGCTGATATGATACAGTTAACGCATTTAAAACTACAACAAGTAATGTCTAAAATGGTGCCTGATGGTGTTTATTTAGACATGGATGGTTTAGCTGAAGTTGATTTAGGTAACGGTACAAACTATAATCCAGCAGAAGCACTTAACATGTATTTCCAAACTGGTAGTATTGTTGGTAGATCACTTACGCAAGATGGTGATATGAATCCAGGTAAAATACCTATTCAAGAATTAAGTTCTAGTTCTGGTCAAGGTAAGATACAAAGTTTAATACAAACTTATCAGTATTATTTACAAATGATACGTGATGTAACCGGGCTTAATGAAGCTCGTGATGGTAGTACGCCAGATAAACAAACGTTAGTTGGTTTACAAAAATTAGCTGCTAATGCTTCTAATGTTGCTACAAGACATATTAAACAAGCTAGTTTATATATAACATTAAGAACAGCAGAAAATATAGCATTAAAAATAGCTGATGCTTTAGAATTTCCACTTACAGCTGAATCGCTAGTAAATGGTATATCAAATTATAATGTAAATACTTTAACAGAAATAAGTAATTTAAACTTACATGACTTTGGTATATTCTTAGAACTAGAGCCTGATGAAGAAGAACAAGCTCAGTTGGAACAAAACATACAAGTTGCTTTACAACAAGGTGGTATTGATTTAGAAGATGCTATAGACTTAAGACAAATTAAAAACCTTAAGTTAGCTAATCAAATGCTTAAAATTAAACGTAAAGCTAAAGGTAAGCAAGATCAGGAAAATGCTCTTGAGCAAGCAGAAGCACAAGCTCAAGCTCAAGCTGATGCTGCTGAAAAAATAGCAATGTCTGAAGTACAAAAACAAGAAGCTATATCAGGTTCTAAAGTACAATTTGAACAAGCTACTAATCAAATGGAGATACAGCGTATGGAGTTAGCTGCTCAATTAGAGCAACAAAAAATGGAAGCTCAGTTTCAATTTGATATGCAGTTAAAACAAATGGACATGCAAGCTGCTGGTCAAAAAGAAAAAGAAATAGAAAATAGAAAAGACAAGCGTATAAAAATGGAAGGTACGCAACAAAGTAAAATGATCGCTCAAAGAAAAAACGATAGCGATCCTATAAATTTTGAATTAGAAGGCGCTAATTCAATGCCTGTACAATAAGATTTATAGAGTTATTTAATTATTTAATTATATTATATTATGTCAGAAATCAAAACAAATGAACCTGTGAAGCAGGAAGGTGACTTTAAAATAAAGTCTAAAAAACCTAAGCAACTAGGAAACAAAGAACAAGAAATTGTAAAAGTAAGTTTAAAAGAACCTTTGGTAGAAATACCAGATGACGTTATTAAAGTTACAGTACCTAAAGAAGCTTTAAAACAAAAAGAAGATGCCATTCAAATCGGAGAAACAAAGGAGGTATCTGTGGAAAAACCATCCGGAGATAGCGCAGAGGTGGGAGAACCTGTACAAGAGTCCAACGAGACTGCTGAAGGGTTTTCTCCAATCAAAGAAGTAACTGAAGAAGAAGTTAAAAAAGTAGAAGCAGAAGTAAAAGAAGCAATAAGAGATGAGAAAGTTTTAGGTAAACAATTACCTGAAAATATTGAAAAGCTAGTATCTTTTATGGAAGAAACTGGTGGAACTATAGAAGATTACACTAGATTAAATGCTGATTATACTAGTGTTGATGAAGATACTTTATTAAAAGAATATTACAAAAAATCAAAACCTCATTTAAATTCAGAGGAAATAGATTTTATAATGGAAGATAGCTTCCAATATGATACAGATCTTGACGAAGAGCGTGACGTCAAAAAGAAAAAACTCGCTAAAAAAGAAGAGATTGCAAAAGCAAAAAACTTTTTAGAGGAAACGAAGAATAAATATTACGACGAAATCAAGTTGAGACCCGGCGTAACTCAGGACCAACAAAAAGCTATGGACTTTTTTAATCGCTACAACAAACAGCAAGAACAAGCTGAGCAACAACACGATGTATTTCAAAAAAATACTAAAGAATTATTTAATAACGAATTCGAAGGTTTCGATATCAATGTTGGAGATAAAAGATTTAAGTATAATATTAAAGATGTAGATAAAGTTGCAGAAAACCAATCAAACATTAATAACCTAGTCGGGAAGTTCCTGGACGCAGAAGGCAATGTTACTGATACAAAAGGTTATCACAAAGCTATATACGCTGCTGATAATGTCGATAGAATCGCAACTCATTTTTATGAGCAAGGAAAAGCCGACGCAGTTAAAGACGTGGTGAACAAGTCTAAAAACTTATCACCAATAAAAGCTAGAACCCAACAAGGTGAAGTTTTTGTAAACGGCTATAAGGTTAAAGCTATTTCTGGTGCTGATTCTTCAAAATTGAAAATCAAAACAAGAAAATTTAACAATTAAAAATTAAACAATTATGAGTTTAAATCCACAATTTGGTGCTATTGTTCCAAGTCCTATCCAAACTCCAAGTCCTTCAAACTACTTAGTATTTGATGGTGCGGCTGGCGGAAACTTCGCGCAACAATATTTACCAGAAATTTATGAACAAGAAGTAGAGCGTTATGGAAACAGAACGTTATCTGGCTTCTTAAGAATGGTTGGCGCTGAAATGCCAATGACATCTGATCAAGTAATTTGGTCTGAACAAAACAGATTACATATATCTTACGATAACTGTAGTGTTGGAGCTGCTGCTGGTGGTAACAATCAGTCAGTTGTAACAATACCTGTTGGTGCTGGGATAGTTAATGTTATATCTATAAATGATACAGTTGTACTTTTAGATCCTGCAACAGGAGCTGAAGGAAAAGGTATCGTTTTAGCAAGAGCTGCTGGTAACGTAACGGTACAACCGTTTGCTAACGCATCTTTTGCTAACCAAGGGATAACTGCTGCTTCTGCAACAATTAAAATGTTTGTATATGGTTCTGATTACACAAAAGGAACAACTATTGGAGCAGGAGTAGGAAACTCTGCTGCTAGAGTATCTGTTGATCCTTCTTTCACACAATTTTCTAACTCACCAATTATCATAAGAGATCAGTACGTTGTTACTGGATCTGATATGGCACAAATCGGTTGGGTTGAAGTTGCTACTGAAGATGGAGCTTCTGGATTCTTATGGTATCTAAAAGCTGAGTCTGAAACTAGACTACGTTTCGAAGATTACTTAGAAATGTCAATGGTTGAAGGTGAACTAAATGCAAACGCTGGTGGTGCTGCAGGATCTTATGACGCTGCTAACTTACCAGGTACACAAGGTTTATTTGCTGCTATTAGAGCAAGAGGAAACGTAGAAGTAGGATTTACTGCTGCTGCTGGAATTGATGACTTTGATGCAATACTTAAAAACCTAGATACTCAAGGAGCTATTGAAGAAAACATGTTATTCTTACAGAGACAAACATCTCTTGATTTTGACGATATGTTAGCTTCTATCTCTGGTGGTTTCGCTGGTGGTACTGCTTTCGGTTTATTCGAAAATTCAGAAGAAATGGCACTTAACTTAGGTTTCTCTGGTTTCAGAAGAGGTTCTTATGACTTCTACAAAACTGACTGGAAATACTTAAACGACGCTTCTACAAGAGGTGCTATCGTTGGTGTTAATTCAATCGAAGGTGTATTAGTTCCTGCTGGAACTTCTACAGTATATGATCAAATCTTAGGTACTAACATTAGAAGACCTTTCTTACACGTAAGATATAGAGCTTCTCAAGGTGACGACAGAAGAATGAAATCATGGTTAACTGGTTCTGCAGGTGGAGCATTTACTTCAACTCTTGATGCTATGGAAGTAAACTTCCTATCTGAAAGATGTTTAGTAACTCAAGCTGCTAACAACTTCGTTTTATTCCAAGGATTATAATATCCATTTAATGTAATTTTTACCCTCGTTATATCAACGGGGGTAATTATTACTTTTATAAACTATTTAATTATATTATATTATGGCTAAACAAGCTAAAGCAGAAACTATTGAGGTTGCACCTCAGCCGGTAGCTACAAAAGTAGCACCACCAGCTAAACCTAGTTGGGAAATAAGAGATAGAATTTATTATTTAAAAGGAAACAAATCACCTTTAACATTAACTATTCCAGGTAAGCATACAAGAAAACATGCTCTTTTATATTTTGATGAAAAAACAGGAAAACAAAGAGAGATAAAATATGCTACAAATCAAGATTCACCTTTAGTAGATGAACAAAAAGGAGAATGCACTATGGGACATATTATTTTTAGAGATGGTTTTTTAAAAGTTCCTAAAAATATGCAAAACCTGCAAAAGTTACTTTCACTATATCACCCTTTAAAAGATAGAATATACGAAGAGTATAGTGCTGTTGAAGAAGCTAAAGATGATTTAGAAGAACTTGACTTACAAATCGACGCTTTAAACGCTGCTAGATCAATTGATATTGATCACGCTGAAGCTATTTTAAGAGTTGAAAAAGGTTCTGAAGTAAATAATATGAGTTCTAAAGAAATTAAAAGAGATTTATTATTGTTTGCAAAAAACAACGCTTCAATGTTTATTAGCTTAGCTAATGATGACAATGTTCAGCTTAGAAATTTTGCGATAAAAGCTAGAGAAGCTGGTATAATAAATTTATCTAGTGATCAAAGAACTTTCACATGGGGCACTAATAACAGAAAGTTAATGAACGTTCCTTTTGATGAAAACCCTTATTCAGCATTTGCTGCGTTCTTAAAAACAGACGAAGGTGTTGAAATTTACAAATCTATAGATAAAAAGCTATAAAAACAAGTGATACTATATATAGGCGGTTTCGGCCGCCTTATTAGTATAAAAATAAAAATAAATGGTAAATATAAATACAGTATACACAACAGTCTTGTACATATTAAACAAAGAACAAAGAGGTTATGTAACTCCTGCAGAGTTTAATAGTCTTGCTGTTCAGGTACAAGAAGAAATATTTAATTCATATTTTCCTGATGGTAATCAATTAAACAGATACAATCAAAATAATCAACAAAATGATACTGAGTTTTTTAACATGTTTAAAGACTCTGCTTATAAATTATACCCTTTTGAAAAAACAGCTCCATTTACTTACAATGCTGGTGCTGCAGTTTTAGGATGGGAATATAATGGAGCAGGAACAATATATAAATTAGGTGAAATAATATCTACATATAATACAACTAATCCTCAGTATGATTCAATAACACAATTAGCTAGTCAAAGTGATTTTTCTAAAATCACAAGATCTTCATTGACAGCTCCTACGGTACAGTATCCCTTATGTACAACAGGCACAGGACCAAATAACTCTGTACTTATAAAAGTTAGTCCTCAGCCTAATGCTCTAAACATTAACGCTATATTTAAACCTACTTCTCCAGCATGGGCTTTTACTACTGGTAGTGTTGGCCAATATATATATAACGCTGGTAATTCTACTAACTTTGAATTAGACACTTCAGAGCAAACAAACATAATAATAAACATATTAAAATACTGTGGTATCATAATAAATGATCCAACAATAATACAAACCGCTACTGCTGAAGCTCAAGAAGTAGAGGCTAACGAAAAATCTTAATAAGAAATGGCATTAATAACAGAAACTAACCAACAGTATTATCAAGGTTCACAAGGCTTTAGAGGCACGGGTAACGCCTTAACTATAACTACAACTTTCAATACTGATCTAGTATTTACTGATGCTAACTCATGGAACCCAGCTAGTGAAAATTATGCTTTAAATAATTTTAAAATATACACTAGCACTACAGGTTTTCCTGGCAGTTGGTCTGAATATCTTTTACAATATTCTGTAGCAAACAACGCTATAACATTTAACACAGCTCCTTTTCCTGCAAACAATTTGTATATAGTTGTACAGTTAAAAATATTAGATGGTGGTCAATATGCTAGTACTTTACCTGAAGAAGCTACTGGAGATGCTGTTGAAAATAATTACGGAGGTTATCAATATATAAAACTAAATGATATTATAGACAACTATATGGTTGGTTATGTTGGTGATGGTAAAATAATACAAAATGCTAAAAAATCTGACGTACTTTTCTTTGCTAAAAGATCTTTACAAGAGTTTAGTTATGATACTTTAAAAAGTATTAAATCGCAAGAGCTTACAATACCTGAAAATTTATCTTTAGTAATGCCGCAAGATTATGTTAACTATGTTAATTTATCTTGGATAGATAGCTTTGGTGTTAAAAGACCTTTGTTTCCTAACAATAATATAACTACAAATCCTTATCAAAAACTATTACAAGATAATCAAGGTATACCTACGCAAGATAATTTTGGATCTGACTTAGAAGGAACATCGATAACAGTAGAGAGATGGCAAGAAACAAACGCTAATAGGTTATTAAACAATCAAGCTTTAAATGAACTTGATAATCTTGCTTACGATGTTTACAATAATGATTTTGGATCAGGACCCTGGAACTGGGGAAGATTATACGGGTTAGACCCTCAGTACTCTAATGTAAACGGTTGGTTTGGTATAAACGAAAGAGATGGTAAGTTTACTTTTTCTAGTAATTTAGTTAACAAACTAATAGTGCTAGAATATATATCAGATGGTCTTGCTTATGATTTAGATACTAGAGTACCTAAAATGGCAGAAGAAGCTATGTATATGAGCATATCATATAACTTATTAGCTAACAGATCTGGTACGCCAGAAGGTATGGTTGCTAGATTTAAAAAAGATAGAAGAGCAGCGCTTAGAAATGCTAAGATAAGATTATCTAACATTAAACTTGATGAAATAGTTCAAGTAATGAGAGGTCAATCTAAATGGATTAAACACTAGAATTTAATGGCAAAAGTAAATAACAATTTCATTAAAGGAAAAATGAATAAAGATCTTGATGATCGATTAATTCCTGTTGGTGAATATAGAAATGCAATAAACGCTCAAGTGAGTAGATCTGAAGGTCCTAATGTAGGAGCTTTAGAAAACGTATTAGGTAATGTGCGTGTTAGTGATCTTAGAACAGTGTCTGGTATAAGCGATGGTTTTACTATAGGCTTTTGTACTGATGAAATAAACAATAGAGTTTTTATTTTTATTACTAACAACACTTTTGCTAAGTATGATCCAGCAAAAAAGAATAGTATAATAGTTTATAATGCTACTGACAATTCAACCACGCAGTTAGTTACAGGAGCTTTTTTAAACTTTTCTACATTAAACCCTATAACAGGTGTTAATATTTTAGAAAACTTATTATATTTTACAGATAATAGAAATCAACCAAGAGTTATAAACGTTGATAACGCTAATCCTTCTAATCTTAACACACCTACATATTATGAAACAGAAGATCAAATATCTGTAGCTAAATATAATCCTTATAAATCTATAGAACTATATAGAGTATCTAGTGATTTAAACCCTACAGAATATGAAACAACAATGTATGACGTTGTTAGTAAGTTTTATCCTGACGGAGGTTTAGGTTTATTAGAAAGCAATGCGACAGCTGGTGATACAAGTATAAAGATACTGAAAGCAAGTTTTCAAGGTGACTTAATTGTAGGAGCAACTATAGCTTTTATAAACACAACATCTCCAGGTACGTTTACAGCTACAACGCTTACAGTGTCTTCTGTAGGTAATTCAACTGCTTATTGGACAGTTGGTATTAGCGCGGGTTTACCTTCGGATTTATCAAAAACTAATACTGAGGTTGTATTTAATTATAATTATTATTATGATATTACTTATAATGGTGATCAAAACTTTTTAAAAGATAAATTTATTAGGTTTGCATACAGGTTTAAATATGAAGATGGTGAGTATTCTCTAATTTCTCCATTTACTCAAGAGTGCTTTATACCGAAGCAAGATGGGTATTTTATGTACAAAAGAAATCCTATACCAAGTGGAACACCTCCAAATTATGGAAACCTAGTAGCAACTAGTCCACCGTTAGAGATACAAGACGAGGAAGATACATTTAGAACTACCACGGTAGACTTTATGGAAAACAAAGTAAATAAAATATTGCTAAGAATACCACTTCCGCAAACTACCAATATTTTAGAAAAAACTTTTAAAATAACAGAAATAGATATACTTTACAAAGAATCTACATCAAGCAATATAAGAGTTGTTGAAACAGTTCCTATCGCAACAGTTAGACAAGGAGATGGTAGAGGTTCTGTTAATGGTGCTATAACATCTAGCGCAACTGTTGTTATAGACGATGTATCAGGTTCTATAAAACCAGGCATGTTAATTAGCGGTAGCGCAACTATAGTAAACAACCCTGTAGTTATAAGTTTTAACGGAATAACAAACCAAGTTGTAATGAGTAGTCCTCAAACAATAGCTAATAATGTTAATTTAAGCTTTGGTCAAAGAACACATTTTGAATACGAGTATCAATCTACAAAACCTTATAAAGTTTTACCATCAAGTGAAACAACTAGAACTTATGATAAAGTTCCAGTAAAAGCTTTGTCGCAGGAAATTATAAGCAATAGAGTTGTTTATGGAAACTTTTTAGACAAACATACACCACCAGCTTCAATAGACTACAGTTTAGCTGTTAGTGAAAAAAGTGCTTTTAATTTAGGTACAGGAACTGCTACAACAAACGGTACTAATAATAGCGGTGTTACAATTATAAATATAAATACAGTAACAGGAACACTAGAAGCTGGATATATAGTAACAGCAAGTGTAGCTGGAGTGCAAACAAATAGTGTTGTAGTAAGCTTTACAGCATCGTCAGTAACAATAGACAAAGTAACTAACGCTAGTATTGCTGCTGGTTCTACACTTACGTTTACAGCTCCAAGCAGTGTAAGATGGACAACTAGCACAGTAGAATATCCTAATTCTTCATTAAAACAGAATAGAAACTATCAAGTTGGTGTTATATTATCTGATAAATTTGGTAGATCATCTACTGTTATTTTAGCTGATGGAGATAGTTCTGTAACATTTAATGATGAGCAATACTTAGGTTCGACTGTTTATTCTGATTACATACAAGGAGAAGTAGAAGCTTTGCCGTTTCCAGGTAATTCTTTAAAAATATTATTTAACAGTACAATACCAGGAGGAGCAACAGGTATATATAATGGAGATCGCACAAGCGCTGACTATAATCCATTAGGTTGGTACTCTTATAAAATTGTTGTAAAACAAACAGAGCAAGAATATTACAATGTTTATTTACCAGGTATAATGGCTGCTTATCCTAACGAACCGCTTAAAGAACTTGGTAAGACTTCTCATGCTGTTTTATTTAATGACAATATAAATAAGGTACCTAGAGATTTAGCTGAAGTTGGTCCTGAGCAAAAACAATTTAGAAGTAGTGTAACTCTTAATGGTAGAGTACAAAACACATCGACGCAAGATGTTTGGCAAAACAACATACAGTATTACCCAGGAGCTTTCCCTGCTTTAGTTAGTGTTATAGCAACTGATGATGATTTATTTAATGGTATATCTGAAATTGGTTATGTAGGTAGTCCAGATTTTTATAACGTAGAATCTAATCCTTTAATAGCTAGAATAAACACACCTTCTAAACAATTAGGAGTAGTAGTAACGCCAACAACAGCAACTGTAGACACAAACGTGGTTGGTCTTTCATCAGACCAAGTAAACATAACTATAAGCTCTATAAGTCCTGGTTACCCGGTTGGTAATCCAGCGCCAAGCAATAGTTTAATACCTGGTCAAACTGTTACAGGTAATGGTGTTCCTGAAAATACTACTCTTGTTTCTAGAATAGGTAATAGTGGTGTTGAAAAACTTACATTTAGTAATAACTTAGAAGGAACTTCACCTGGCGATGTGTTAACTTTTACACCTACTAATAACAGTATTAATTTTGACTGGGTTACAATACCAAATAATTTAGCTGTTATGGAAACAGATCCTGTTGAATCTGAGTTAGAAATATTTTGGGAAACAACTACTGAAGGATTAATAACTGAATTAAATCAAGCTATTTTAGGTGGTACAGCTGACGCTGTGTCATTTAGTGGATTTAATACAGATTTATTTAAAGAATCTTTAGCTCCTGAAGGGTTAATGCTTACTACGCCTTTTAGTTTAAAAGATCAGTTTGGCAATACTATAAGCTACGCGGCAACAACGCCACCACAACTACAGCTTCTTAGTGTTTTTGATTTCAATGGAAATGAAGTACAAGATAGTTTTGAATTAGTTGATCCTGTAGGTAGTACTCCAAATTCTTATAACTTAAAAACAAAAGTACCTTTTTATTATAGCAATCAAGCAGCTACTAGAGAAACTTTTACTTTTAATTTTGAAGTAAACTATAACGGAGTACAAAGCTTTGTTACTCAACAACCAGTGTCTTTGATAAATGTTGTTCCAGATATAGACACAGCATGTACCGATGTATCATACACGCCGGGAACTAGTGGCGGTGGAGTTGGCACTATAAAAAACTTACAAGCTGAAAACGGAGCTAGTTCTTTAAACGTAGGTTTTGACTCTGTTACATATCAAGACTTAACATGGACAATAAGTGTTGCGCCAACTGGTTCAACTACTTACACTCCACCTAGTGGAACTATATTAGTTGATCAATCTAGAGTTAATAAATTCTGGAACGGTAGAATATTCTTTGCTGGTGGTGATCCACCTAACACTATGCCTGATGGTGAATATAATATAACTGCTGTTGTTGAAGATGCAGGATCTTTAACTGACACTTGTACTTTTAAATTAACATTAGATAGAACACCTTGTTTTACATATAAGTTTACATACACAGGAAGTAATAGTTTTATTGGCGTAACGTACACTGGTTGTAGTGGTGAAGGTGAAACAGTAAACATACAAGCAAACACACCGGCAAATCAGTTTCCAGGCTACTCAGCAGTGTGTGCTCCAGACAATACCACGGCTTTAACAAATGCTGGTTTTGTAAAACTAACTTTAGATAGCACAGATCCAGCAAACGTTTGTAATGTTTAAAAAAAATAAGTAATAATAATAACTATGGCGGCGATAATAGAAGTAAAATATTTCAATACATTCCTTCTCAAGAAAGTAAACAAGTCTGTTACTAATTTTGGTAACATAGCCGTGTGGAATGGTTCGACTGGAATACCTACGTCTAAAGGTGGATATCCAAACACCACTGCCGACCTGCCAAATGCTTGGGTTATTGAAGAGTCAAGAATAAAAGGAGGTTATAACAACACGTCTGTTTCTTTTGGCGTTAAAGCTTATTTAGTTGAAGAAGAGCCTAATGGAAGTAGAAGAGCAAACTCTCTTATATACTCTGGTATATTTAATTCTAGAACAGGAATAAACAGAACAAATGTTTTTTCTGTGGCAGATGATATAGTTAAATCTGTAGATCCAGCAAATGGTTCAATACAAAAATTATATGCAGAAGACACTAATCTAAATATATTTCAAGAATTAAAAATAAGCAGAGCTTTAATAGACAAAGACGCTATATATTCTGCTGAAGGTGGAGGTACAGTAACTAGTGCTAACTTAGTTATCGGAGCAATACAACCTTATATAGGTAGATATGGTATAAGCACTGACCCAACTAGTTTTGCTATATATGGTAATAATAAATACTTTACTGATAGAAATAACGGTGTAGTACTAATGATGTCAGGTGGTAGTTTAAATGAAATATCTAAAGCTGGAATGATTGATTATTTTAGAGATAGATTAGGTTCAACTATAAATGTAGGTGGTGTTAATGGTAAGATAATAGGAGGATATGATATACACAATAAACAATATGTTTTATCTACTCAATTATCTGGAACAAAAGAATTTACTTTTGACGAAGGTTATGAAACACTGTCTTTTGATGAACTAGTTCAAGGTTGGACAAGTTTTTTTTCTTATAAACCTGATCAAGTTTTCAACTTAAACAATAAATTTTATAGTTTAAAATTTGGCTCTTTATACGAGCATTATTCTGAAACAGGAACTAGAAACTTCTTTTATTCTAACGATGCACCGTCAGGAACAGTAGCAACACCAACTTCTATTACTTTTGTATTTAATCCAAACGTGTCTCAGTCAAAAACATTTAAAACAATTAACTACGAAGGAAGTAGTGGTTGGCAGATTACTAGTCTTAACTCTGATGCTACGGGTAGAGATTTAACTTCCGGAACTACAAACTGGCTTAACTACGATGACAATTCTGCTATTGTATATAGTTATGTTCAAGGAAGATATGATTCTACTTTACCAAACCCATTAACTGGAACCGCAGCTATTTTAAGACCTTTTTATCAAGCAGGTTTTGACAGAAAAGAAAATAAATATGTTGCAAACCTAATAAACTCTAGTACTTCTGCGCCAGGTGAAATTCATTTTGGGTCTGCAATATCAGGTATTAAAGCTTTCTACGCAACAGTAACAATATCAACAGATGCTGTTACAAACCCAGGAGGTGAAAAAGAATTATTCTCTGTTGGTAGTGATTACATAGCTAACAATGGATATTAAAAAATTAATTAAAAAAATAAATAAATGGCAATAGGCGCAATAATAGGTGGCGTAGCTCAAATCGCTGGAGGAATAATTGGTGGTGGAAAAGCTAGAAGAGCCGCTAGAAGAGCTAGAAAAAAGCTTAAACAAATGAACGCTAAAATGGCTCAACTAGAAGCCAACAGGCAGGAAATTATAAATCCTTATGAAGGAGCTGAAAACTTAAGTGACATGATGAGTAATCCTATGGCCAACTTAGGTGTTGCTACGCAAGCTACTGAAATGCAAATAGAGCAAACAGATCAAGCTTTAGCAAACACTCTAGATACATTAAGACAAACTGGTGGTGGCGCAGGTAGCGCTACTGCATTAGCTCAAGCTGCTTTACAATCTAAGCAAAATGTTGCAGCTGGAATAGAGCAACAAGAAAAAGCTAATGAAGATAAAAGAGCTGCTGGTGAGCAGAGACTACAAGACGCTAAAATAGCTGAAGAAAAAAGAATGCAAAACTTAGATGCTGCTGGAAAACAATTTGTGTTTGGTCAAAGAGAACAAAGAGAAATGGGTCAGTTAAATAGATTACAAGGCCAAATAGATAACATGCAAGGTATAAAAGCTCAAGCTAGCGCTGATCAAACTAGAGCTTTAACGGGAGCAATAAGCGGTATAGCTTCTGTAGCTGGATCTGCTTTTGGTGGTGGTGGTAACGACGATTCATAATAGATAAATAACATGGAAAACAAAAACATTCAAATAAATCTTCTAATACAACAAGTATTACAAAGCGATAGCATGGCTTATATTCCAGGTTATATATCTTCTGATGTTGATATTGAGTTTAGAATACTAGACAGAGCATATCAAGACACGGGAAAATACTATGCTAGACTAAAAACAGCCATACAACAAAACAAATGTGGTGACTGTGTTGATGTAAATGAGCAGATAAACATACTTGAAAGAGCTCCTGAAGTTTCTTTAGAGTTTCTTAAAAATGTAATGAGTGAGTTAAGTGTTACTGAAACTGGAAATTATGATCCAAATAATTACTATGGGTTTATGATTGCTAATTCTATTATGACTGAAAAACCTGGATTCTCTAGAACTGATGGTTATATGGTATCATTAGATTTATTACAAAACGGTAATCAAGAATTAATGTTTGATGGCCCTTTATTTGAAAAACCTTTAGTTATAAATAGTTCTGCTTTATCTACATTGCTAGACTCTGATACATCTATGGTTGTAGAAACACCAGATATAGATGCTAGCATGTCTGAATTATTAGTTCAATCACAATTATTTTCTCCTGATATGGTAGGTGAGAACGGTAAGTTATCAGCTGGTGCTAAAATATCAGAAGAGTTTGCTATAAAATTTAATGGTGAGCTTGATTACGAAATAATAGATATTGGTGGTGGTAAAGGCAGAAACGTATTAAGATATGATATGGATAAAATTGAAAAAAAATTAAATCCATTTATAAATGCTGAAGTTGCAGGTATGTTATCAGCTGAGCAAGAAGCTATTGCTGCTTGGAACGTTTACTTATCTAAAGGAACTAGCGTAGAAGAAGATGCTCAGATGGTACAAAATGCAAACGCTGCTGAAAGCTCATGGATATACGAAACTGATTTACCATTGTATCAAGATAAAAAAGAAAGATTTGCTTATAAATATAAAGAGTATTTTATCAACAATTATTTAAAACAATTTTTAACAAACAAACTACCTAGTGTAGAAGAAGACGCGGCGGTTTTTGATTTAGAAGAAGCAAGAAAAGCTAAAGCTGATAAGTTTATGGAAGCTAACCAACAAAATTAAATTAAATGACAAAAGAAGAATATATAAGAAGTCTAGTTGATAAAAACATTCCTGGTGATAAAATGTTTGAACTAGTTAGACAATGGGAAATAGATAATCCTCAGACTGAAGAAGTTGTTGAAGAAGTTGTAGAAGAGGGAAAGCAAAACGATTCACAACCAGAAGGTGCGGATGTGGATCAGGACAATGCAGCACCTCAAGAAA